ACACTATCCTGCAAAACGGCAAGTCCCGTATAGGTCACCCTAAAAATATCATCAGCACAAACAACACCGTCGATATTATATGTACTAAAAGCACTTTTTACCGCAGCCTCACCTATTTTATCGTTAAGTTTACGTAAAATGAAATTATCAGAAATAGCCCTATCAGCAGACGGCATACCGCCCCACAATTCGTAGGCTATCTCCTGTACAAGTTCATTTTTAGTTGTTATTGCCATTAGCTTGAAGTTTGTATCATTTCATTTGCCGCTTGCGCTAATTCACCATCCCTTATTGCTATACCCATGTATTTTAACACCCTTGCTGTTATACGGTAGACCTCGGTTGAATCCCATTGGTAGTCTACTGAACCGATAGGATTATATACAGGGCGACCGTTAACCAAACTGTAATTCCACACCACTGTATTAGGTTGTGATAAATAAGTAAGCTGACAGCTACTCACCGTACTTGGATACGCTATAAATGTGTCAGATAATTCCACAAAAATAGGGTTAGTATTGGTTGGGGTATCAATAGTGCTATTCAAATAATTAGCAACTTTATCGTAATCCGCTTTTTTAAACAGGTTTACCGATGCGCTTGTCATCTGCAAGTCATAAAGGTATCCATTTGGTTGGGTTAATACATTACCCGATTGTGATAGCGCCACATTGTATTGAACGAAGTTAGCAAGTACAGGTGGTACGTATAAACTTTCCCCTTGTTTTACCTTAATTAGTTCCTCTAACCTTTTGTCGTTGTAATAGTTGAAAAGGTCTATATTCGCTAAATTAGCGTATTGGTTAAACTCTGCCGGAGACGGAAACGCCTGTAACTGCTTTGATGCAATATAATAGCAAAGTGAATGAACCTGATCTATGCTTACTACCCCTGTCATATTGATTGCTAATATAACTATTTTTTATAATGCAATAAAATAAAAATCCCCCGACTCTCGCAGCAAGGGGATTTTAATCAAAATGCTTATAAACCTATCTATGAAAAACCATTCGCCTGTTGAGTCAGGCTAACAGTACAAATATATAAATTATATTTTAGCACGCAAAATTTGATAGAATTTTTGTCCTTCATCCAAATAACTGTACTCTGTTATGTCTTTTACAGGATTTTTTGTGACAAGTTGACAAATAAGCGTATTGTTTTCCGATAACCTCGCTTCCATCTTATCTCTATTTACCACAATTATACCTCTATCAATAGCCGATTGAATTGTAAACTCTCTTTGTAACTTTTTGTTACTTAAATTGTCTATCAACTTTTCAGCGTTTGATTTTTGGTTTAATCCCTGTACTGGTTTTTTAACAAAGTCAAACAATGCGTTCTGAATTGCTGTTGTTGATGTTTCGGTAATACCAAAAATAATCCTTGCAATAGGTTTTAAATCGTCAATGTCCGTTGTCTTAATTAATTCCAACGCTCTTAGTTGACTGTCGTTTTCCTTAGCCTTAATTTGGTCTAAAACGTCCTTATCGGCAATAGTGTTCATTGCAGGTCTGTTTAGTACTCGAAAAGGTGAATGTTCATACAATGGGTGATTTAATAAATATTCCATTTTACGAATATCCTGCCCTGAACAAGTAATTTGATTTCTGTAAAATCCAAGTGGTTCTTCGGGTCTTTCCAAAAAACTTTCATCCCATTCTTCAGGGAATATACTTGGTGCTGTAGCGATGTAACGAATATCCCTGTATCTTTTTTCTACGGGGTCAAACGCTTTTGTTGATGCGCCCAAATTTTCGTAACGGGGCATTTCTGATTTTTTAAGTGTCTCAAATATGTACACTTTTGTTGGGTCAATTTCAAACCCTAAATCAATTTTTTCGGTGGTGTCGTTCTTGGACTCCTCGACCTTCGCTTTTGCGGGTGGTCTACCTATCCGAACGGGGGGCCGTACTGGTGATTTTTGTAACTCCATGATGTCAAAAAAAATAGAGGGGTGGAGTCCATTCCCCACCCCCTTTTAATTATTAGGAAGCAAGTTGCAACCATTGGTAGCCATTGATACCGAAAGCCTGTAAGCCTTTAGTAGCTACTGTAGAAACAACTAAGTTTTCCGTGTCACTTGTTGGGATTGGTGCATAACCTCCAGTCAGACGCAGTTTGATTGCGCTTGACCCTTCGCTTACACCTTGCCATCTTACTTGGAAACGTGGAACGTTAGTACCATCTTCAGGGTTAACACCGTCACCACGAGGGATAAGCAATGCTGCGTTATTCCACAAGCCTGTGTTTGGTGTACCACCGAATACGTTTGGTAGTGAGAAGTAATCGTAAGTCATAAAGTTCAACTGAATGCCATGCAGGTCATAACGTTTGAAGTTACGGTTGATTTCTGCGCCTTCGCCTTCAAAAGAATCTTTGTTTGCCAATACAATGCTACCTGCGTTGTAAGCCGACATAATGAAGTTTTCCCATTTCATACGCAACTCAATGTTAAGCAAGCAGTCGTAGTTCATTGAGTAACCTTGAGCATCAATATTTCTACGGATGTTGTCAAAGTACGCTTGGTTAACAATTGTTGAAGTGGTGTCGGTTGTGCCGTTGGCCTGTACGTTAGGAACAAGACCTGTGTGAGCATCGGTGATACCTGTAATGTTGGTGATTGGCTTACCAAACATCAACAAGTCTTCCTGTTGGAACAAGAAACGGTCACGCTCGTCTGCCTGTTGACGGAAACGGATACGGTCGAAACCTGCGGGGTTATTAGGAATATCCAAACGCTCGAACATTGACCAATCGGTAAAGGTCTGTGATGTTTTGATAGTAGCGCAGTTATTGATAACTTTAACGTCCACAGTAGCCATAGTGGTCTGTGTACCTGCTGCCTCACCTACTACAGTAGCTGCCCATGTCATAATGTCTGTAGCATTAATAACAAGGTTAGTTCCGTCTGTAGTTGTTGCGGTAGCGGTAGTTACACCGTTTGAGTTAGCAACCGCCGACAACTGAATAACCTGACCTGTGGTTTGGTTACGGAAATAAAGACCGTTACCGAAAGGTGCAAGTGTGTTGTTGTCGGTTTGATAAGCTGCGCTCAAAGTAATAGTACCCGAAGATGAACCCGGTGCTACGTTGGTAGATACCTGAAACGCAGGGGCATTTTTACCCTTTTGAGTCCATTGGTAGAACTGTTTGTTGGAAGTGTATAAACCGCCATTTTGTGCTTCACGCAGAACGATGTAGTTCTTTGATGCTAATGAAGGGAATTGTTTGATGAATTTTGGATACGCCCTCGGTACAAGCATTGACAAGTCTGACTCAAATTGATAATTGACGCCTTGTGATAGTGTAATTTGTGAGGGGTTTTGTCCACCCGGTTGTGCCATGATGTTGTTGTTTTTAAATCCCTTTTAAGGGAAAGTTCGTTTAAAAAATGTTGTTAATTATCTGCCGAAAGGCCACACATCAACAATATCAAAGTCCTTTTGCACCGTTTGTGAAACATCGTTATTCCTTAACGTGGAATTTTTGAGTTCCTTTTCGATAAAATGTTCCCTGTCTTGTGATAGTCCCTGCCGTAATCCAGCTTTGGCAATTTCTTTGTAAAACAGTCTGTTGGCTAACTCACTATGATACCCTTTCCAGTCGAACTTGCCTGTAGTAGCATCGGTAAACTGCTTAACCTCATCGTCTGACGGGCTGTAGCGTTTGGAGTAGTCAATTACTTTCTGTTGTTTTTCAGCATCCATTTTGAAAGTCACATCAACCGCGAACTTGCGGTCATCAATGTCTATTTCAGCGGGTACTTTTAACTCTGAAATTGATTTTACTGCGTTAGTTACTTCTTTTATTGTATTCTCGTAATTTCTTTGTTGTTCAGCTTTTATCCTTTCCTGTTCTGCTCTTTGCTGACGGAAAGTTTTAAAGTCCTCATTATCCTCTAACGGGTCGATACCGTTTAAAGTTATTTTGCTTGCTTCCTCATTAAAATAAGAATCAGCTTTGTTTAACAGTTGTTTACGGGCTATATCTTGTTTTCTTAAGGCTACAACCTGCTCATCCGTTAAATCATCCATATCGGGTTTTGCAACACCAATACCATATTCAGATGACGCTATAAAAAGTATTTCGTCCTCATCAAGTCCCGGATTTTCCTTTGCGATAAAGGCAAGGGCTTTTTCTTCGGGCTTCATGTTTTCATACCTGTACTTTTTTGAAAGGGTTTCGTAAACCTCTTTTTCATTTTCAAGGGGTATGTATTTTTTACCGCTATATTCCGGAACTACCGTTTCTACAACGGGTTCTGCTACGGGTGTCGGTTCGGGTTCAGGTTCAGGTTCTGCTACTGTTTCCGGTTCAGGGGTTGGTTCTTCTACTGCCACTTCGGGGGTCGGTTCAACCAGTAAGTCCCTGTAAAACTCTTGTTCAAGTTCTGTTAATCCTGCTACTGCCATATATTTTTTACCAATTTTTACACTAAGGTATAACTTAAAGTTATAATGACAAAATTTATTTTACGCTGCTGCTCCCTGTTGTTGACCTTGTTGTTGTCCTTGTTGTTGTTGCATGGCTTGTTGAGCCTGTTGCATCTGCTGTTTTTGGGCTACCTGTGTCATTTGTAAATCGTGTTCTTCAAGCCCTTCTTCCATTTGCTTGATCTGCATCTCCATTTGGTTTAATTGCAACTGATGTTGGTTGTCTATTAAGTTTTGTACGTATGGGTGAATAGGTGCGCCCGTTTCCATATTTATTTTAATAGCATCGTTAATAAGTGCCTGTAACATATTCATGTGTTCGCCACTTGCTTTCTTATCAACTTTAACAACTTCACGTTTATCGCTTGCCGCCTCTTGTTGCGCTTTCATTTGCATCTGCATTTGGGCTTGCTGTGCCGTTGCTTGCTGTTGCTGTTGCGCCTGTGCTTGTTGGATTTGCTGTTGTTCTTTCTGACGTTTCTTTTGAATAAAAGTTAAATACCTAATACCGTACTCCATGTCAAACTTACAGTACTTTTTAACCATCATAGCATCATCCGGCATCATTTGTTTTTGCTGTACTGCCGTAGTTAAGAACTCACTTAGCCATTGCATATCTTCAGCACCCATATTAACGGATATTTTAGTAGCGTAATTAGACCTTGTTAAATCCTTATTGTATTTAATAAAGTCAGCATTGGATTTACCCAATAACCTAATGTACATATCGTTCGTTTCAGGCGTGTTTAAGGCATCCCAAAGTAAAATGGCTGTTGCCTTAGCTGTGTCTGTTAATATGCTGATATAGCCGTTATAAATGTGTGCTGTGGACATATTAGACGCTTGTACCGCGCCATTAACTACGCCCAAGCCCATTCTTGCAGGTACACCACTACCATCTTTAACCTCATTGATACCTAAGTAATCCCTTATGTTGTTCAACTCAAAGTTATAGATAGCGATTTGTTCCTGAAGCATATTACCGTAACCGCTAATAATCGCCTCAATAGGTGCGTTCCTTGTGTTTTCACCCGATATTTTAGAACTTCTGAAAGGAATATCACCCGTTTCTTGGTATAATTCCCTTAGCTTCATGTAACCAATAGATTTTTGACCTGTGCCTAAATCCATTTTAGCAACAGCGTCCAAATCTATTTTAACACCCGGAGGGGCTACTTTAGCCAAAACGTTCTGCATCCTTAACACCGCTAAGTCCATTTGAATAATGGAACTCTTAATACTTTCCATTGGCGACATAGGTAGCATATCACCATTGTTGTTAAGCATATAAACAGCGTAACCTGACATCACATCTTCAACATCTTCGTTGTTTCTAATTAGGTTAGGCATTTCGCGCCATTCAAGTACATCATTTGCGCCAATAAGCCATGCGCCTTGATACCATGTAGGGATATATGTTTTGTAGTTTTTCTTTTTAGGGTTGTCTTTTATTACCCGATACTCAACGATTTTATTACCGTAAATATCCTCACCCTTGCTATAATTAATTTCTTTCTGTACTTTATACCTAAAGAACATTACGTCAATTAAGAAAGAGTCATACGGTCTTGTGTAAGCTATTTCGTAGTCAGCGATAAAGTCCACCAAACTATCAGGGTTACCATAATACCCTTTAAATTGGTATGCCAACTCATATAATTGCTTTTCAGGATAATCAGGATACATTAGTCGTACATCAAGGATGCTGATACGTTCTACGTGGCCTATGTATGGGATATTTCTAAAGTTAAGGGTTAATGTTGTGCCGTAAACAAGGTATTCGGGTCTAATCCTTTTGTTGACTATTCTCTTCCTACCGTTAAAGCCCGTAAACTCACACGCTAAACCGCAATCAACCAAATCTTCAGCAAGTAATTTCTTTGTCCCCTCTTGGTCGTTATTTTCAAGGATAAAAG